GGTTTGCTAAGAACCAGGCATACAGCTCGTCAATGGTGCGGCGTTGGTAGGGTCTGAGTTCGCTCATCCAACCACCCTGCCGCCCATTGCCCGCAACCTCTCAATCTCCACATCCCCCACCGCACACATCGCAGGATTAGCCAGCAACTCCTTGCTGCTGTAAATGTGCGCGTCTGGGTCGCCATTTGCTACGTCCTTGCCGTCCACAACGTAGACCGCAGTCCACTCATTCGGGCCATCCTTGCGCTTCCAATGCACCATGTCTGGATGCAGGACGTGCGATTCGCAGCCCCGCACTTGCCACTCCAACGGAATGTCATCGGATTCATAACGCTCGCAATCCCAAGTGCTGTTAGGTTTGGCGGTGCTGTGGGCACAGGTGCGGCAGTTAACTTCTTTGGTTGGCTCGGCCTGATGGCACATCGCATACGCTGGGCACCACTTGCATTGATACCAAGATGGGTCGGTGCTTACCGGCTCGGGCATCCTGTCAGCCAGCGCGATGCGTTGACCGCGGGCAATATACTTGTCGGCCACCGCTGCGTCATACGCCAAACGCTCGGTATAAATGCTGTCGTCATCCTTGTTAATGGCAACGTACAAAGCGCGATGGATTCCCGTCCCCGCCATGTACAACTGCATCTGCACAAAGTGTTCGGGCTTGGACTTCTCAACGCCTTGCTTCTGTACGTCTGCAAACGACTTGCTTGAGTGCGTCTTAAACTCAGCAACGTGCTTGGTCTTGACTGCACCTGGCACGCCAGCGTCTAGGATGGCGTCAATGCTGCCCGACAAGTGACTGCCAAACTCAACTCGCATCTGCTCCTCCAGCGCACGCACCTTGATGCCGATGGCCCGCAGGTCATCAATAATGGTGGCCTCTTCGTTCCGGCCTCGGCGGAACATCCGCAGGACTCTGCCGGGGAAAGCTGGCTTGACCGCAAAGCGGAAGTTCAGCCACAGCCAACGGTCACAGGGATGGCCGACGATGGAGCAACCCATGTGGGGGCGTGGCATCTCCTGCGCGGCCTGCGCCTCATGGTGCTTGTCAATCAAATTGGCAATGGTATTCTCTGGCTGGGGGATCTCCACGGTTCTCTCCTTTGTTCAGTTCAGTTTGGGGCGGCGTTAAGTCAGCACTTGAGGATGTCGATGCCAAGGTTTTTCTGACTTTCCACTTGGCCTAGTCAAAGACCAAATCAAGCCGCCCCGCCTTTTTTACTTCTTAGCCCAGGGTGGCGATGCCTTGGCTGGCGCACCAGCAGGCACGTCGGGCTTGCTAGGCTGCGGCGGCAGGCTTGCCGTGTTGGACTTCCAGCCCTTCACTTCGTTCTGAGCGTTGTACTCGCCGCTGGCTGGCCGCACATCAACCTTGATGCTCAAGTGCCCGTTGAGCAACTGGTCGGTGTCGTTTACAGCCGACAGCCCCAGCGCACGCATCAAATCGCCCAGTTGTTGCCGGCCAATCTCCTCGGCCTTAACATTTTGATTTTTAATGTTGAAGTTGCCAAACACCACGCGACCTTGGCAACTTGGGCCTGTCACGTCATAACGCACCTTGATGTACTGGCCGGTGCCTGACTTGGTGTCTTTTAGTTCCGCATCAGTAATAACGCACGTGTACCAGCCTGCTGGCAACAAGTCATAGGATGGTGTTGATGGCTGCAATTCAGCAGCAGAAAAAGTTTCTCCGAGTTTCATGGTTCTTATTCCTTGTGAGCGATTGAAAAGGATGGTCGACCGGGTTTCGCGGTGATCGCCGGGGCTAGCAGGGAGGTGATTTGTGGGCTGGTGTTCTTCCATACGGTTATGTTCAACTCTGGTTTCCAACGGCACAGCGTGCCAAGGTGCGACTCAAGGCCGTGTTGGGCGGCAAGTTCTTGAATCTTGTCGGCGTCAACCTTGCGGTCAATGCGGCCGGTGATCTTGATGACAAAGCCATCAACGTCTTTGGTAACGGTGCTGTCAAGGTCAGGCTGCAAGCCAAATGACTTAACCATCTCATCCTCAAGGCGACGACGGTTCTCCACCGCAATGCGCTCGACCTCTTTCTCAGCCGCCCACTCGGCGGCAATCTCACGCATAGGCCTCATGCTGCACCGCCGATCTTGCGAATGATCTCGCCCAAGTCAGGCGCTTCCCAAGTTGCCAATTTGCCGCTGCGATCCTTGGCAATCCAGAGGCCATCGCTGTCGCACATAAGGGCACGCTGACTTACGCCATCAGCGTCTTTCTCAACTCTTAAAGCAAGCACTTCGTCGAAAAAATACGGGAGTGACTGCCCGGTTTTGTTGCCTGGCATCGAGGGGCTGTACAAAATCCTGCCCATCTCGTCGGCAGTCTTCTCCAACTTGGCGGTCATCAAAACGTGCCGGCCAGGCAAGTCGCGGAAGGCGCGGATTACGTCGGCCATCTGTTCTTGCATGGCACCGTAGGCTTGCCTCGGGTCTTTGGCAATCTTCTTCTCGGTGTTAAGGCAGACCTCAGCAATCTCTGAAATGCTGTCAAGGGCCACCGATTGAAACTTTTTAGCCTCGCCGCTGGACAGCCATTCATAGGCTTCCATCAAGTCGGCCATTGAGGTAATCTCAAGGTAGGGTAGATCGGCGTCCTGAATAGACAGCAAACCGCCCTCTGCTGACAGCACCACCACGTTTGGCAGCGTCTTCATGAGCGTCGTTTTGCCCGCCCCTGCTTGGCCGTAGACAAGCACTTTGACACCGTTGGCCGACAGGCCGCTGGTGGTTTTGAGTGAAATAGCCATGTTGGGTTTTCTCCGGTTTGGCGTTGGTTGAGTGCCGGTGACCGACCGGCAACGGTAAAGCATTAGGGCTTCATTTGCCAAAAGTAGATGGCAAACGGCAGGCCAATGATGGCGGCGGCTAGGATGGCTTGCGCCACCTCGATCAGCAGGCGCTTCATTCGCAACCCTCCAAAATCAACGTCGCCAGTTCAGCAACGGCGTTTTCGTATCGGTCAACCTGACGCTCATAAGTGGCATAGCGGCGGTTGCCACTCAAACTGCCAATGCCGTATTTGTGAGCGTCATAGTGTGCGTGGACTTGCCTGCGCCGTGCGTCATTCATGATGCTGATCAACTTGAGGCAACGGTCTACTTGTTTTGGTTTCATGCTGCCACCTCCAGCGCACGGCGCAAGGCGTGCCTGACGGCCATTGCCACCAGCCACTCAGGTGTCTCGCTGAAGTCGCTGACCTCGATCCAATCGGTGTCGACGGTGCCGTCGAGCATGGTTGCGGCGCTCATCAGAGTGCCGTCTTCAAATTTGTAGGCGTTGCCATTGACGATGTACATGGTGGTTCCTTAGTGCGCCCCCCGGAGGGGGCATTAAGTTTTAGATTGCTTTTTTCCAAGCATTCCAGCCAATTTTTCCTTGCGTGCCAGTTTCCAATTCCGAATGAACACGGGCGCAAGCCAAAAGAAGATCGTGTTTGATGCCAACCTTAGAAGCGCGGGCTTTCGTCAAAGAAACGAAACCGCGACGACCATCAAGAACCTCGTTGATTTCTTCAATGATCTTGTTGAGTTCTGCGTAGTTCATGTTGTCTCTCCTGTTTTGCGCTTGTCGGGACATCCGGTCAGCGCATGATGCAATCATAGCACAGGCTTTTGCAGCCTGTGCTGACTTTTTGCAATTTATTTTGCAACCATCGCAAGGCGGTTGGCGACGTAGCCCTGCAAGTGAGCCAGCAAGCGCTCGGGCGTGCTGCATGACACCGACAGGATCGTTTCGTTTTCTTGCCACAGGGTCAGGTCAAACATACAAAACTTGTCGCCTGACTTAATAAACCCCAGTTCGCTGGTGATCATCTGTGGCCGGGAATACTTGGGGACTGCCATCAGGTCAGAGGCGGTGTAGGTGTTGATGTCGATCATGGTGTTGCTCCGGTTGTGCGCTAGTCAGACCATCTGGGCAGCGCATGGCGAAATCATAACACCACTTTTTGCGCTTGTGCTACCATTCGCAAACTTTCTGCAACTTTTTTTGACATCACATGAACCTCACCGAAATCAAGCAACGCCTCGCCGACCGAAAGCTGCCCGTAGTAGCCGAGGCAACGGGGTTGAGCGTGT